ATCACTGGCTTCGCCGCAGAAATAACGCATTTTCTACGCAACATGGTCGATGAATTCGGCAGGCCTGTTGCAGATTTTAGAAAGAAATTTGACAAAGCGGGAGGATAAGAGGTATGATTCTGATAGCGCTGATTTCTGCGCCTGAAACAATGACGAACCGCCAGTGAGCGGTTTTTTTATTGCCAAATTTCCCTGTGCGACCCCAAACGCACAACCCCCACCCCCGGCTTGGTTAGCTCCTTGGCCGGGGGTTTTTTATTTCACAAACCCATCAGGAGAAAATCGATGAAAAAGTACCTGCTGCTTTCCGCGGCCATGATTGCCATGTCCGGAGTTGCGCTTGCTGACGGCTACGATCTGACCGTGAAAAACATCAGCGAGTTCTCAACCTCGACCAGCACCCCGGCAACGGGCGATTTGTACCTGATCTGGGATGCTTCGGCGAACACGTTCGTCAAGCAATCTGCGATTGATCTGAAGATGGAAGATTTGGCTGTCGCTGACAGCCTTTCTGCTGAGGATCTGACGGTTACGCGCGCACCGAGCGCTGATAGCGCGGCCACGAACACCGGCGCTGACGTGAATCTTACCTCGCCCGTTGATACAACCGGCACAAACCTTCACAACGCGCTTAACGTCGATCTGACCGTTGGCAACGCGACCGGCGGAACAAACAGCCTGCGCGGCCTTCGTGTCGGCAACGTCACGGGCGATGCACAGGTCAACGTCCAGGGCGTTTCCGTCGGCACGGGTACGGTCCTTGGCACAAGCTTTGGCCTGTTCATCGACAGCGGCTGGGATAGCGCAGCGGAATTGAACGTTGCCGCAGCCGCAGACAGCGCACAGACCAACCTCGGCCTTGACGTGGATCTGGTGACCCCGGTGGATACGACCGGAACGAACTCTCATTACGGCATGAATATCGATACCACGATCGGCAACGCCTCGGGCGGTACAAATACGGCCATTGGCCTGAATGTCGCCGCGGTGACGGGTGACGCACAGGTCAACGTGACCGGCATCAACCTTGCCGGCGGAACCGTTCTCGGAACATCAGACGGCATCGTCGTCGCGGCGGGATGGGATAAAGCGGTGAACCTGACCAGCGCAGCCACAGCAGACAGCGGCGCAACGGACATGGGCATTGACCTTAACCTGACGACGCCTGTCGATACCACGGGCACCAATATCCACTACGGCCTGAACATCGACACGACCATCGGGAATGCTACCGCTGGCACGAATACCGCGACAGCCATCAACATTGCCAACGTGACGGGGGATGCTCAAGTAACAGAAACGGGTATCAATGTCGGCACCGGCTTTGATACCGGCGCAATCTTCAGCAGCCCCGCCTCTTTTGCCAGCACGATCATTATCGACAGCACGACCGTTGCTGAAAACTTACTGAAATACGCAGGCCGCGGCACGTTCACAGTCTGCGGTGACATCGCCACGGTCAACAACAACACCGTCTATTACGGTCCATCACAGGCGGTGGTCGACAGTGCCACCGCGGGCATGGTCACCTGCAACACGGATGCATCGGGCAACACCACAGAGGCAACTGCCAGTGAACCAGCCATTGCAGGGCGCGCTATTGTCCCCCTGGGCATGGTTTGCTACTCGACCGACATGGGCGCTACGGGAAGCCCGCTGACATACACGCTTCGCGCGGCCGACGCTGCGTATGATGCGGGTGCCATTACAACCTCCATTGCTGACAACGTTCTGTCAGGTGCCAGCCCCGTCAACACCATTGGCACGACAGAAATCGCGGCGAACGCTGCGGTAGCAGTCGCCCTGTCATCGGGTGCCGATGTCGGTGCGGGAGCTTTCATCTGCCAAGTTAGCTACGCTTTCTAAGGAGCCCCCATGTCATCAGTTTGGCTTGAAGAATATCAGGGCGTTCCGTCCGGAGTCGGCGGAACAATCCCTGCGCATTCCGCAAAGAACTTCCTGACAAGTCAGGTTCTTACCTTAAGCGGAACCTCGCAGCAATCAACGGCATTTCAGGCAGGAACGACGCACGTTGTCGTCCATGCCGATGCTGCTTGCTATATCGAGTTCGGGACAGATCCGACCGTTACCACGGAAATCCACCTCGCAAGCGGTGTTTACCGCGATTTCATCGTACCGCAGGGGCTGAGCTACAAGCTGGCTTATAAAACGTAATGCCCGCTGGCAGGCCTTCCTCTTTCACGCAGGAAAGGGCCTCCATAATTTGCTCTCGTATCGCTGAAGGCGAGTCTTTAAGGGCGATTTGTGCCTCTGAAGAAATGCCGGACAAATCTACTGTTATCAGATGGTTGGCCGATATTCCCGAATTTCGCGACCAATACGCGCGCGCGAGAGAGCTTCAGGCCGATGTCTATGCCGATGAGATCGTCGCAATCAGTGACGAGGTTACAGCCGAAGCCGCAGCCGTAGCTAAAGCCCGCCTTCAAACAGACAGCAGGAAATGGGTGGCGGGGAAACTTCGCCCCAAGGTTTACGGCGACGCCTCAACAATAAAACACGCGGATGCGGATGGAAACAAAATTGAATTCTCCGAGCGCCTCAAGCAAGAAATCGCAACAAAAGCAAACGGAGGATTACCTTCTCCAATGCCTGACGGATCAAAACTGGAGACTGAATAACCTCTATTTCATCAAGGATGAAAAAGGGAACAAAATACCTTTCAAGCCGAACTGGGCGCAGGTTGATTTTCACAACAGTTTGCATTTCTTCAATGTCGTCCTCAAGGCCCGCCAGCTTGGCTTTACGACATACATCCTGATTTATTTTCTCGATGCTTGCCTGTTTACGCCGAACCACGCGGCTGGCGTTATCGCTCATACGCGCACAGACGCCGAGGATCTGTTCAAGAACAAGGTTAAATTCGCTTACGATAACCTGCCTGAAACAATCAAAGAGCTTTACCCGGCGACCACAGACAGCGCCCGGCAGCTTGAATTTTCAAACGGCTCGATCATCAACGTTGGAACCTCGCTGCGTTCCGGCACATACCAGAAGCTGCTTGTTTCCGAATACGGCAAGATCGCGGCGCGCTATCCTGAAAAAGCCAAAGAGATTAAAACCGGCGCGCTGAACACGGTTCATGCCGGCCAGCAGATATTCGTTGAATCCACAGCAGAAGGCCAGCAGGGCGAGTTCTTCGAGTTCTGCGAAACCGCCCGCAAGCTCAAGGACAGGGGCGCGCACCTTACCGCGCTTGATCCGAAGTTCCATTTTTATCCATGGTGGAAACACCCGTCTTACACGATGAGCATGGCGGACGTTACGCAAACGTCGATTACCGCCGATATGTCGGCATACTTTGCCAAGATCGAAAACGAATGCGGCATCAAGCTGACGCCAGGCCAAAAGTGCTGGTACACGAAAAAGGCTGAAATTCAGGGCGACCTGATGAAGCGGGAGTTTCCTTCCGTTCCGTCGGAAGCTTTTGAGGCTTCGCTTGAAGGGGCTTTCTACACCAAAGAAATGGCGATGGTTCGCCGGAACAAGCAGATTACGCATGTTCCTTATGAGGCAACTTTGCCGGTCCACACATTCTGGGATATCGGCCTTAACGATGACATGACGATCTGGTTTTTCCAGCACATCGGCAACCAGTACCGCTTTATCAGGTATTACGAGAACACCGGCGAAGGCTGGGGCCACTACGCGAATTACTTGCGCTCAACTGGCTATGTGTTCGGAACGCATTACTGGCCGCATGATGGCAACAAACGCATCCTTGGCGCGGAAGTGCTGACAAGCAAGCAGCTCGCGCAGGGCCTTGGCATCAACCCGATCACCATCGTGCCGCGCACGAATGACGTTTCCGCAGACATACGAAACCACTGCAAGCCCGTTCTGCCGCGCTGTTGGTTTGATGAAGCGAACTGTTCCGATGGCATCAAGCACCTCGATAATTACCGCCGCGAGTGGGATGAAAAGCTTTCCATGTGGAAAGAAAGCCCACTGCATAACCGCGCCAGCAACGGCGCAGACGGCTTCCGCACCTTCGCCATGGGTTACAAGGGCCGCAAGGCAGAGTTTGCAGACTACGACAGCCTGCCGCAAAGAGCGGCCACAGACTACGACATGTTTTCAACCGGATAAACAGGATCACATCATGGGATTTATGAAGAAAAAGCCAGTGGCACCGCCGATCATGGTGCCCAAATCCGCACCGGTTGCCGCGCCGATCAAAGCGCCGACCGTCGATAACAGCGCCGCCGAGCTTCAAAAGGCGCAGGAATCAGAGCTTGAACGCCTGCGCAAGCAGCGTGGCAGGGCGGCAACCATCCTGACATCAGGCTACGGCGTACAGGGCGACGACAGCTTCAGCAAAGCAACGCTGGGATAAGCGCCCATGCGCGACATCGCGACTGAAATGATCGATCTTCAGCAAGGGCTGGAGAAAGACAGCGCAACATGGGCATCGCACTGCCAAGAGGTGGCGCAGTACGTATTCCCGCGTCAGGACGAATTTTTCAAGTCTTCGCGCACCGAAGGCGAAAAGCGTATGCAGAAGATCGTCGATCCGACGGCCTGCCTTGCGCTTGAGAAATTCGCCGCAGCTATGGAATCCATGCTTACCCCGCGCTCGTCAAAATGGCACGGGCTCAGGCATCCTGATGACCGGATCAACGAGGATCAGGAAGCCTCGAAATGGTATGACGACCTGACGGACGTTCTGTTTTCGCTGCGCTATTCGCCGCGCGCGAACTTTGCCAGCCAGCAGCATGAGAATTACATGAGCCTTGGCGCTTTCGGCAGCAACGTCCTTGCCGTCGAGGAGATGCCGGGCAGGGGCATCCTGTACCGTTCGCATCACATCGCCGAGCATTTTTTCATGGAAAACGCCCATGGAAAGATCGACCGCGACTGGCGCAAGTACAAGCTGACCGCCATGCAGGCCATGGAGAAGTTCGGCGAAGAATGCCCGCCGGCCATCAAGAAAGCTGCCGAGAAAGAACCGAACACCAAGTTTGATTTCCTGCACTGCGTTATCCCCAATGACGAGCGCAATCCGTATAAGGAAGGCAAGGCAGGCTGGGCGTTTTCGAGCTATCACATTTCGTTCGAGGGTAAAAAGCTTCTGGCAAGGCCCGGCGGCTATCGTTCTTTCCCGTTCATGATCGGGCGATATGTTACGGCGCCGGGCGAGATACGCGGGCGTTCCGTTGCCATGACCGCGCTGCCTGAAATCAAGATGCTGAACGAGCAGCGCAAGACGGACCTGCGCGCACGGCATAAAGCCATCAGCCCGCCGCATCTTGCCGCAGACCCGCATACGGTCCGCAAGGTCAATCTCGCGCCGGATCATATCAATTACGGAATGCTCGACGCCAACGGTAACCCGCTTATCAGGCCATACGGTAACGACGCACGGATCGAGCTGGCAAACGACACGATCATGCAATCGCGTGAATTTATTAACGATGCTTTCCTTGTCACGCTGTTCCAGATTTTAGTGGACAGCCCGCAGATGACCGCAACGGAAGTACTGCAAAGGGCGCAGGAAAAAGGCGCGCTGCTTTCGCCGACGATGGGCAGGCAACAGTCTGAATATCTCGGCCCGATGATCGAGCGGGAAATATCGATCCTTGACGCACACGGCTATTTCACTGACGAAGGCCCGCTGCCGATGCCGCAGATCATCAAGGACGCGAAAGAGAATTCCGAAGACGACATCATGGTGGAATATTCCTCGCCGCTTTCCCGTATGCAGAAAACGGAAGAGGCGCTCGGCACCGAACGCACAATCCAGTCGCTTATTCCGCTGGCGCAGTTCGTTCCTGACATTCTGGATAACGTCGATTTTGACCAGTACGTCGATATCATCGGCACGGCCAACGGCGCGCCGGCCAAGCTGTTCAAGAAAGACGAAGACAAGCAGGCAACCCGCGATTCAAGGGCGCAGCAGCAGCAAATGGCGATGATGGCAGAAGCCGCGCCGAGCGTTGCCGGATCGATCAAAGACATCGCGCAGGCGCAGAGCTTCTCGCAGCAATGAACATAAAAGCGCTCTACCAGTCAAAGCGGTGGGCTTTCCGCACGATCTTCCTTGGAGAGGACGAAAAGCTTCACGCCGCGGGACAGGCCGCGCTCGCGCACCTGCGCATCTTCTGCAATGCCACGAAATCAAAGTTTTCTTCCGATCCGCTTCAGTTGGCGCGGATGGCCGGGAGAGAAGAAGTCCTGATCGAGATCATGACTTTCATCAATTACGACTACAGCCAGCTTTATGACCTAGAGGAGACAAGCGATAATGACTGAAGCAGCCCCCAACGCAGCCCCTGCAGGTGACGCAGGACAAGCAGCAGGACAAGGCAACCAAGCGCCATGGTACAAAACCGAAAGCTACGGATTCAGCCCCGAAGAAGTCGGCGCTATTGAAAACAAAGGCTGGAAAGACAGCCCGAAACAAATGCTGGGCGCGTACAGCAATCTTGAGAAATTCCACGGCGTTCCAGCCGAGCAGCTTCTGAAGCTTCCAAAAGACCCGGCTGATGAAAAATCATGGGGCGATGTTTACAAGCGCCTTGGCAGACCGGACGCCGCCGACAAATACGGAGAATTCAACCTGCCCGAAGAATTCAAGGGCGTTGAAATGGATAAGGACCGCATCAAGTGGGCGGATGAGCAGGCGTTCGCGCTTGGCTTAAATGCGCGCCAGAGAAACGCCCTGATCGCCAACACGATCAAATACGAAACCGGGATCTACAAGGACGCCGAAACCAAGATCGCGCAGATCATGCAGACCCAGCTTGATGGCCTGAAAACCGAATGGGGCCAGCATTTCCCCGAACGCGAGGAGCTTGGCCGCAGGTCGGCGCGCATGGTTCTCCCCGGCGATGAGGCGCAGAAAGACGCGCACATGAAAGCGCTCGAAGGCGCGCTCGGCACGGCGGCATTTCTGAAGATGTTTGCCAATATCGGCGACAAGCTGCCGGGCGTCAAAGAAGACAAGATGCACGGCACGGACGGCGCAAGGTCTTTCGGTTACACGAAAGAACAGGCGCTTGATGACATCAAGACGCTCAAGGCTGAAATCGGCGCAGATCCAAAGCGCCTTGCAGATTTCAACAAGAACACAGGCCCAGACGTGGAAAAGCTCAAAAGGCTTCATTCAATCGCCTATCCGTCGAAGGCCTCTTAAAACTTTTTCCGGACAAGCAGCAATGCCCCGGTGACGGTGTGAAAGAACACCGCCACAGCGTGAAGCGTATTCACGAAGGACTAAGCCCCCGCAAGGGACAAGCCGAACCGATCAGTGGCCGAAAGGCCTTTTCACAAACACAAACTGACGGAGGCTATCAATGGCAGACATTGAAGCACTAAGAATGCAGACGTACTCCCCTAACCTGGAGTTACTTCTGCAACAGCGCGGAAGCAAATTCCGCAAATACTGCCGCAAAGAAAACGCGGCAGGTTCCAAGGCCCATCGTTTCCTTTCGCAACTCGACAAGGTAACGGCAAGCCGCAGAGTGGCATCAGCAGAAGTCATCGACAATTCAGCAGCCATCTTTACGGGCCGCTGGGTCATGGCTCCGCTGCCGATCCATTTCGATAAAATCCTGGACACCATCGACACGGTTCAAAGCAATATCCAGCCCGGCGGCCCCTTGCTGCAGGCTGCGGTATCGGCTCTTAACCGCCAGATCGATGACGACTTCCTGACAGCCTATTTCGGCACCGCATTGACCGGCGAAACCGGCGGCACCTCTACCTCGTTTACCGCGGGGAACCAGGTCGCGGCTTCGGTTGGCTCAAGCACGGGCCTTAACGTGGACAAGCTCTCACGGGTTTACCGCCTGATGCAGGAAGCTGAACTGGACCTCGATGTTGAAACGCCTGTAATCGCAGTTTCTCCCAAACAGGAAGAAAACCTGCGCGCGCAGACGCAAGTCATCTCGACGGACTTTAACTCGAACATGGGTGGCAAACCCGTCCTTGAACACGGACGGATCAAGCACTTCATGGGCTTTGACTTCATCATCTCGAACCGCCTTCCGGTTGACGGGTCTTCGGACCGCCGCCTTCCGGTCTGGGTGCCGTCGGGCATGGGCGAAGCCGCATGGTTCGATGTCAAATCCGATATCCGCCAACTGCCCAACTACAAGGGCAATCCCTTCTTGGTAGAGGCCGAATCCATGATCGCGTTCACGCGACTGGAAGAAAACCGCTGCTTCGAAATCAAGTGCACTGAATAAGGAGAAGCAACCATGACAGTCAACAAAGCAAACATCATCACCGCAATGGACGCTCAGCCGTTCACGCGGCTTGATCCGCATCTGCTCGGCAACCTCAAGCATGTGCGCGACTCCTTCGAACTGGCCGATCAGGCGGATGGCGATCATACAATCGTTCTTCCGATCCCGGTCGACGCAGTGCTCACAAGCGTTAAATTCGCTTGTGATGACCTTGGCTCCGGTTCCGATGAAATTCTTGACATCACGTTCTATAAAAAGAACGCGGATGGCACGTATTCGGAAATCTCGGACGGCCTGATCGCAAACAGCATCGATATTCATACGGGCGCAGTTGCCCTGACTGAATATCGTTACAGCGTTCTGGGCATCCAAACGGCAAAACAGGCGGCTTGGGAACTGGCTGGCCTTTCGGCACGTCCCGACTATGGAACGATCTATATCGGCGTTTCGACCGATACGGACAACACCATATCGGCCACCGTGCTGCTCGAAGCCACGTACCTCTAAAGCAATAAATCATGGCGAGCAAAACCCAAATTGCTAACTGGGCATTGGCCAAGCTCGGCGAGGAGCGCGTTTCAAATATCGAGACGACGAACACCAAGCCGGCGCGGGTCATGAACGGTCTATGGGATTTGATACGCGATGCCATGCTTGAATCAAACCGCTGGAAGTTCTCCGTCACACAGGCGGCGCTTCCAGCGGATGGTTCTGATCCGGCGTGGGATTGGAACAATCAATATGCGTTGCCTTCCGATTTTCTTTCGCTGGTCGAAATTGAAGACCGCCCGGCGTATGAGGTTGCAAGAAGCGCAGCCGGATCGCTCGTCATCATGACCGATGCTGAAGCGCCGCTGAATATCAAATACGTGGCCAAGGTCACGGAAACCGGATCATGGAATCCGCACTTTGCCGCGGCCATGGCGTCAAAGCTGGCATACGAAGGCTGCGAGGAAATCACCGGATCTAACACCAAAAAGGAAGTTTGCTGGCGCGATTTCACAGTGTCCATGCAGCAGGCTTTTCTTGAAGACGCCATCGAAAACCCGCCGGAAGAACTGCCAGAGGATAGCTGGATAGAAGCGAGGGTCTAAATGAAACAGGCCGCAATCCAGACCGCCTTTAACGCCGGTGAATGGTCGCCCCTGATGGAGGGGCAGGTCAATCTGCAAAAGCGCAGCGGCGCAGTATCTTTGCTGCAGAACATGATTCCGCTCAAGCAGGGTCCGGCGGTACGAAGAGGCGGTACGAAGTTTGTTAAGGAAATCAAGACATCGGCAAACAGAACCGCGCTCATTGATTTCATCTTCGGCAAGCTGACAACCGGACCGCAGGCTTACCAGATCGAAGCCGGGGATCAATATTTCAGGTTTTACCGCAATAACGCGCCGATCAAGCTGACAGCACAAGACATCACTGCTATCTCGAAAGCAAATCCCGGCGTTGTAACCTATTCAGGCTCTGATACTTACGCCAACGGAAACGAGGTTTATATTTCCGGCGTTCTTGGTATGACGGAAGTCAATGGTCGTTATTACAAGGTCGCCAACGTCGATACGGGCGCAAACACCTTTGAGCTTACCGATGTGGACGGAAACAACGTCGATACATCGGGCTACACCACATATTCATCCGCCGGCACGGTAGAGGAAATATATACGGTAACCTCGCCTTATACGCAGGCCAATCTGTTCGATGCCAACAATCTTTTCCTGATCCAGCACGCGCAAAGCGCTGATGTTCTCTATCAGGTCCACGGGCTTTACAAGCCGTATGCGCTGACCAGAAGCGGTCATGCTGTCTGGACGCATACGGCGATGACGCTCAATGACGGGCCTTATCTTGATATCAACACCACAGCAACGACGCTGACGCCTTCCGGAGGCTCTTACGCGCCGGGCGATATTCCTACGGTTACGGCTTCTTCTATTGTTGGCATCAATGACGGCACCGGCTTCCAGACAACGGATGTCGGGCGCGTCATCAGGATCAAGAACAGCACGAACTGGGCTTGGGGAACGATTACCACGCGCACGAGCACAACCGTCGTCACGGTCACGGTCGGCGGAACAATAAGCTTCCCGTCATCGGCGCAGACCTTATGGCGGCTTGGCGTTTATTCTGACACAACCGGCTGGCCGCGCGTGGTCACGTTCCACCAGAACCGCTTCGTTCTTATGGGCTGCACGAATTACCCAGACCGCTACGATCTTTCGAAAACAGGCGGTTATTCTGCAACGGAATTGTTGTTTGCGCCTTCGGATGCTGACGGCACGGTTACGGACGACGCCGCGATTTACGGCACACTGCAATCTGGCCAGATCAACGCGATCCAGTGGGCTGCATCAAACGAAAAAGGCCTGTTTATCGGAACCACTCATAAAGAATGGGTGCTGCGCGCTGACGAAACCAACGCAAGACTAACGCCGACAAATCAAAAAGCCGATGTTGTCGATGACAAGGGCGGAGCCTACATCAAACCCATCGAAGCTGAAGGCGGCGCGGTTTTCGTGCAGGATGCAAGGCGCAAGATCATGTTCGCGCAGTATTCATTCGAGAGCGACAGGATTGTCGGCGATGACCTAACGCTGTTCGCCGAGCATATTACACGCGGCGGCATCCTTGGCATGGCATACCAGCAGGAGCCGGTAAACGCTGTCTGGGCGTGGCGCGCCGACGGGCTTTTGCTTGAGATGACGTTCTACCCGGGGCAGGAAGTTCTGGCATGGTCGCGCCATCCGATAGGCGGCGATGGCATTGTCGAAAGCGTTTCGGTTATTCCGTCGGCGGACGGCCTGCGCGAGGAAGTCTGGATGATCGTCAAGCGCACGATTAACGGCGTAACCCGGCGCTATATCGAATACATGACGCGGTATTATGAAGACGATATCGATCTTGAAGACGCTATCTGCGTCGATAGCGCCATAACCTATGACAGCACGGCGACGGCGACCATCACAGGCCTTGATCATCTCGAAGGTAAAAGCGTTAATATATTCCTTAACGGCAGGGCGCAGAACGCACAGACCGTTTCTGATGGTGAGATTACGCTGGCAAACGGCCAGACCGGAACTGTGATACAGATTGGATTGCCTTGCCCGTGGGCGATTAAATCGCTGCAGCCTGAAGCAGGAGCCGCAAACGGAACCGCGCAGGGCAAGACCAAGAAAATCATAGGCGCGGTATTCAGGCTTCTGAATACCCTCGGGCTTAAATACGGCAAGCCACCAACGGATGACAGCATCACGCTTGCGGAGCAGGACGGCCTTGATGAGGAAGATTTCGATCAAGGGCAGGCCTTCGATGAAACGCCGGAACTATACACCGGAGATACGAAATTCAAGCGCTGGCCCGCAGGATACGAAACGGATGGGCGGTATTTTATCGGTCACGCCGGGGCTTTCCCTGCCTGCGTATCAGCAGTCATGATCGACGTGGAGACGCAGGACCGCGGATGATATTGGTTCCGTTTCTTCCGGTGCATCTTGCCGCGCTCGATGTCCAGAGCGCGCAGGTTCACAGGCTCCCGAACATGAGCCTTGCAGAATACGGCAAAACGCTTGACCAGTCCGGTATGTCATGGACGGCTACGGATGGCGGCGAAGTCATGGGCTGCGGCGGTGTCTGCGATATGGGCGACGGGCGCGGGCTTTCATGGGCGCTGCTTTCGGAAAGGTGCCGAGGCCCAAAAATGATTCAGGCCACGCGGCTTACTTTGAAACAGCTTAAGCAATATCCATTCCGGCGCATTGAGGCAATTGTCGCAGACGGCCACGAAGCCGGTCACAAATGGGCGCGGATTATGGGCTATACGCTTGAAACGCCGGGCGGGATGAAGGCTTGGTTTGACGACGGATCAACAGCATTTTTATATTCGAGGGTTCAATAAATGGCAGTAGCAGCGGTTCCTATCGCCACAGCTTTGGGAGCGAGCGCCGGAACGGCGGCGACCATTGGAACGATTGCAAGTGTGGTTTCGGCTGTTAGTACGATTGCCGGGGTTGCTTCAAATTTCCTCGGCGGACAAGCCGAATCCCAAACCTACTACGCGCAGGCAGCGGCATCCGATTTCAACGCAGGCGTAAATGAACAGGACGCCGCGATTGCCGCCGATCAGGAAAAAGCGGAACTGGCAAAGCTTGACCGCGAACGCAGGATCAGGGCTGGCAAGATCACCGCGCAATCGGGCGGCACGGGTAACGCGCTTGACGTTCTGGCGGATAACGCCGCGCAGGATGAACTGGATATCCTGACCACGAAATACAACACGAAGCTCACGCAGCGCGCTTTCCTGAATAACGCACAGCTTGACCGGCTGAGCGCATCGGGCGCAAGGACTTCGGCCAAGCTTACGACCGGGGCGTCGATACTTAAGGGTACGGCGTCATTAGGGGCCGCGCTGTCAGACAAAAAAGGTGGTTTTTAAATGGCTAAAATCGAAACATATACGCAGCAAGTAGCGCCTGCCGGCATTCCGCAGATCAGGAACGCGAGCGCGTCTGATTTATCGGGCGGCGCTGGCGGTCTTGCTAATGTTGCCGATGCAATGGAGCATGTCAGTGAAAAAGTGCGCGCCGTAGAGGAGCGCCGCAATAACCGCCTTGAAACGATCAATCATATCAGGGGAACCGAAGGCTTTTACAGCGAGGCCTTTAATGAGTTCAACAGATCGATGTCTGAAGAAGATCTGGTCAATCCCGCGACGGTCGAAAAGTTCAGGGATAATTTAGAAAAAAAGGCGGCTGACGTATTGGGATCTTTTCAGGGTTCTCCGGAAGCCAAGATCAAGTTTGAGGGTGAGATTATTAATCATGTAGGGAATTTCACCCGCCAATTAACGCAGAACTCCATCGCGGCGCAGCGCAAATTCGTCATGGGAAAAGCCGGGAATCAAATAAGCGCACTGGCAAAACAGGCAAGAGACAACCCGTCCACCATCGGCGATATTTATAAAAACGCTGACAAGATCATCGGGGAAATGTCGCCCGCGCTTTATCCCGAAGATGAAATGGCCTTGATCGAGGCGGCGCATGAATCCATCGCGCTCGGCGCTTTGCAGTCTTATACGGATTCCGGCCAGTTTGAAGATGCCCGCGATCTTATAAACGAAAATCCGTTTTTCCTTCAGTCGCTATCCGAAGGTAAACAGAAGGAAATTCTCAAAACCATTGACAGCGGCCTTGCTGAAAAAGACAAAGCCGTCAAGGAAATGAGAAACAAGATGGACGCGATACGCGGCGCGGCGAAGGAGCTTGGAATAGAGGTTTCCGGCGAGAAGGTTTTTGCCGCCGTTACGGGTATGTCAGACGCGCAGACGCCATCCGGAAAAATAGATGAATTTGCCAAGGCTCTGGGCAAAAGCCCCGATGAACTGACACCTTCCATGATTGCCAAGGTCGGCTTTGGCGTTGATCTGGGCGGCGCGGAAACGGACTTTAACAAAGAATACACGCCAGACGGAAACCTTACGCCGAAGGGCGTTGCGGCGCAGATTAAAGAGCCGTTCGAGAAAGCAACTGCGGCGCGCCTTTATCAAGAGCAGGTCAACGGCGCTATTTCACAGTTTAGAAACGATGGAAACAAGCAAGCGCTACTTACCGCGATGATTAAATACCAGAAGGCACTTGATGAGGGCGCGGTTGTTCGCGAAGGCGATATCGTTCTTCAGCGTGAAGCGCAGGGCTTGATTGACAAACTTAATAAATGGCAGCAGATGTCAGGCCAGGTTGTCGGCGACGAGCTGGTAAATGAAATGGAATCCAGCATAAACAATTTCACGATGAAGGCACTCGAAAGCTCTCTTGCTAAAATTGATCCCTATGTCAGAGATGCAAAGGAGCGCGGTTACAGATCGCTTGATTACGGTGTGCCTGATGAAGCCTATATGCAGGTATTCGGCGGCGTCAAAGCACCGGGCAAACCAGCAGCGGGCGGCAGTAAATCAACCATGTCGGCAGATGAGTTTCTCGCGCAATGACGCTTTCCGTTCGCAATAACAACCCCGGCAATTTACGCCCGAAAGGCCAGAGGGAAGGCTTCAGGAAATTTGAAACCCCGCAGGAGGGCTTGGACGCCATGCGCGCGGACCTTTCCGCAAAGGTCGGCGGCAGCAGCCCGGCGATGCGCGGAAGGTACGGCGATGGCTACCAGCCGACAATGCGGAATATTCTTGCGGTCTATGCGCCCAATGAAGAAAACGATACCGAATCTTATGTTTCATTTGTGTCGCAGAAATCAGGAATTAATCCGGACCAGCCGTTAACGGACGAGGATCTTGATAAGGTCATGCCTGCGATGGTGGAAATGGAAGGCGGCAAGGTAGCGGTCGATCATTTTTATGGCCCGAAAGAAAAGCAAGGACCAGCCGCCGAAGCTTTTGGCCCTGATTTGCCTGAAAAGGCCGTTCCGCAGCAGGCGGAGCAGCTTGGCCCCGTACAGCCGGCCCCAGAAAAGCCCGAAAGCACCGGAAAAACGATCACCTTGCCCGATGGCGGCATAATCCAGCTAACGGGCGAGGAAACACCGGACGTAATCCTTAAAATCAAGCAGAAAATCCTTGAAAAATACGGCTCAAGCATTACAGTTGACAGGAAATCGGGAGCGCCAGCGGGAATTAGAGCGGTTGTAGGATCGGTCGGCGATCCGGCAGATAAACTTGCCACCCTGCAAAAACATTACCCCGACGCGATACCGTATGGAGACGATAATTTCGTATTTTCTAACCCTGATACCGGAAAGCTTACACTCTACAATCCTCGCGGGCTTGATGTTGGCGACGTTGCGAGTATTTCTAGGGAAGGCGCGCAAATCACGGGAAGTATTGTCGGAGC